AGTCGATTGCTTTCACCAGATAGCTAAAGGAGCGATGGGAAATGGTGGATTTGAACCACCGACCTCACGATTATCAGTCGTGTGCTCTACCGCTAAGCTAATTTCCCTAGGTAGGACCGCCGAGAATTGAACTCGGTTCTGCCGCTTATAAGGCGACGGCTTTAACCAATAAGCAACGGTCCCAAGAAATCAGAATAGATTCAATTGATCTTCTGATTTGTAATCTAAGGGATGATACTTGAGGAACTCCCAAAAAGTCATTTTCATTTCCTTTTGAGTCATTCCACAGTGAGCAGCTGCTTCTGGAAGATTCATACTAGCACGGTAAAGTGCTGTATTTGCTTCATTTACCAGTTTAGGCGTTGTCTTTACTTTCGTCAAGTGCTGCATCAATCTGTTCTTCAATATCTTTATTTGCTGTAGAGGTTTTTGATATCTTTGGGTCAGTACCACTAATAGGATTACCAGGAGTTTTCTGGTATTTTGTCCTATCTATAGTCTTCTTTTTACCCTTTTCTTTCTTACACTTCTTGATAATCTGAATAGCGTCACCCACAGTGACAATACTCATAGAGTCTTCGTCTGGAATTTCAATTCCAAAGCATTCCTCCAAGAACATTACAAGCTCAACCAGATCAAGAGAATCTACCTCAAGATCATCGATGAACTTTGTCTCCATAGTGACTGTATCCCAATCATAGTCTGGCTTATACACAGACTCTTTGATTGCCATTCTTGCGACGGTAAGCAAGACTGAATCATCAACTTTTTTTGCTTTTTTAAGAATTTCTCGAATGTCAGAATAAGCTTTACTGTATGCCATGGTAAAAATTCGGTAGAGAGCGGGTGACGGGGATCGAACCCGTGATTCCAACTTGGAAGGATGGCGTGTTACCGCTACACCACACCCGCATCAGGAGTAGACGACTTGATCAGAGTCAAGCTGTGCCCGAACAACATCAAGAACCCGAAGGAACTGGTCACCATCTTCACAGTCAAGAGATTTGATCGCACCTTCACTGCTAAACAAAGTAAAGCGGCGGGAAGCGATGTCAACAGAGCAGTGAGTCACGTATTCATCAATCATGGTGTTTGCTGTTCACAACGTAGTTATAATAGCACTGGATCGGGCAGAATGTCAAGGGGTGTGCCAGTTTACAAAGTGGATCTGTCGATGACCTCTTTTGACTTTTGCAGCAAACTTACTGCTGCTCTTCTATGTAGGTTATAAAACTGATACGCTTTTGTTTGATCTGTCTTTGGATCTTGAAACTTTTCTTTGGTTAATTCTTCAACGTAGTCATCCAAGTGTCTTTGTAATATTTCTTCTAGGAAGACAGCTTCAGCAAATGTCAAACTCATATGGTATTCTTTAACACCACTGGTAGTATAAGTCACTTCCATAATTTTGTCAATTTAAGTAAATTCCGTTGTCACACTTGACCTCAATTTTATCTCCTTGAGCTTCAATCAGCATATTTTCATCTGCATATAAGTGTAGATCAGTAGATACAATTCTAGCAGATTCTCCAGCGTTTACTTGCCAAGCAGTAGGGTTTCCATATGGACTATCAGCGGGTTTTTTTACCCAGGATCCAGAAGTATTATCATCTGCGTTATCTTCACAATCAATATCCTCACCGACAACGCTGGTTTTCATTTTACCATCGACATAGGTAAAATAATTTCTTTCTACCTTATCATAACGACACCCAGCAGTAAGAATCTGCAAATCCCCAGCACTTCTAATTGCAAACACACCACCAGGTTTGGTCATCTCGATGACTCTGTTGCCTTTGATCGTATCTACAATCTCTCCACCTTCTTCGAGATCATTCTCTCCAAATGACATTTTTGTAGAGAAATTTGGAGCATCGAGCTTAAGATTATTATCAGCACTGATTCCAACATTATTGTTAGAGATTAGCAGCATATTATCTGCTCTCATCTCCCATTTTCCATCTACTTTATCATAACGATCGCCCCAGACTTCGGTATGCATATCACCTTCGACTTGGAGATGAGCATTTCCAACAACGTGAATCGTTAATTTGTCCTTCTCGACATCATCACCGACCTTAACGGTCATGTTGCCTGGTGCTGCAGCATGAATGTTTTCATTTGCATTAATATAGATGTCTCCCTTTTCATCAATATCGATGAAGTGACCATTACAGTGAAGTAATCTAATTCTTTCACCATTTTTCGATCCATTCAGCTCGAAATGATGCCCACACTGAGTTGTGGTGCAATAGTTTTTTGGGTATTCAGTTACAGATTGTGGATTCTTATTCTCGTTTACCGATCCATTAGGCGGCGTTGGATTTACAGCGTTTGCCTGTTCAGGTGTAATTGCCATATCAAATCTTTACTGCAGGGTGACCAACACAATCTATGTAGCTTTGCAGTGGTAGGAGCTCCTTGATTGCTCTTGGTCCACTATACTCATAGGATGGAACAATTGCTGCTGGAGAATCACCAGCTGGTTCAATTCTTGGTTCTACGAATCCAATAACCTTCTTAGTTAATGTTGGTTTGACCAATCTACCTCTAGAGTCAGTAGTAACTGTTCCAACTTCTTCATCTCCAACATAGATCTTAGGATCTTTATATCCTTCTCCAACGTTCGTGATTGTAATATCATTCATGATTGGGATGAGATCTGAGCATCCAGCATAAATTGCTGTTGCAGTTGGTGGAATGAAGAAGTCTAAGAACTTCTCGGTGAAGTTGATTGTAAATTCATATCCATCTGGAGTTGTCAAGACAGCACCAGGTTGAATTAGAACTTCATCTTCTGGGGTGATTGTTGCCAAAGAAATTTTTCCAGTTCCTTGGTAATCGGGATCATCAACTTGTAAGATGGATGGTTGATTCTCAACTACAGTTCCATCTGCAAGCTTAACAAGATTAAGAACCGTTCCCTCTGAGATGTAAGATTTCAGTTCATTATTGACAATCAAAATAAAGTATTGTTCTTTTGGACAGATAGCATCATCAATACTAAATCCATATCCAACACCAGGAGTTAGAACATCAACTCTTTCGACTTTACCATTTCTGATGACGGGTTTAAACGTAGCACCATTTCCTTCTTGTTCATTACATGTAGAGACAGCTCTTGCTTTAGCGTTGAGACCGAGATTAGGAATATCTCCACCTGCCTTCTTGACAAATGTGCCAACAATTGATCCAACGCTATCAATAATTGGAAGAGCTTTGATTGGTGTGCTTGACTGTAGGGCATCAAACACCATTTTGGGGAAGCAAGGATTCTTATTCAGAAGACTATTGCTACAATTCAGTGGTACAGGATCTCCCAGATTATCAATAAAGTCTTCAAACTTATCGAGTGGACCTCTGGTATCAAAGCTATTGTTGTCAATACCAGTTTCTTCCTTAAATTGTTGAGAATTATTCACTCCCGTTGTTCCACCACCATCTAAAGCTTTAAGATCACCTGTTTTGGTGTCATATGCGTATTTTCTACCGTCAGAACTTTGCCATGGGACATATCCCTTAGCATTTGGTTTACCATTTCCAATAACAGATCCATTTGCAGGAGGCTTAACTTTATATTGATCAACCTCTTTCTGCTTAGCATCTCTTCCTTCTGTATCTTCACCCTGACAAGTTTTGAATACACTTGCACCAATAGAGCAGGACAGAGCACCATCACAGAAGAGATCAAGAAACTCACCAATCTTTGCAATCAATCCCTGAATTAATCCAATAGCACCTTTGATACCATTTAAAATACCAGAAATAATTGCGAGACCCTGCTGCAGCAGGCTCATAACTTGAGCCATGATCTTGCCAAGAATGTCTTGGATCAGACAAAGAGCTGTGTCAAGAATCTTCCCAACCATGTCAAGAAGAAGATTCATAATAAAGTTACCAATTTCTCCTAGAATTTGGTCAAACAAACAAGCAATCAGATCTCCAAATGATTTGAGTTGTTTCTTGACTGGTTGTAGAATATCTGGATTTGGAATCTTGATCTTGTCCATCTGCTTTCGGATGAACTTCTGAACCTCCCTTAAGACCCATCCTTTGATTCCACCCAAAAGACCACTCATTCCATTTTGGATTCTATTAGCGGTCTTCTGAATCTTACCAACAAAATCTTCTACCTTTCCTGTATTTTTGTTGATAAATTCCCCGATCGGGTTCTTCTCAATATTCCTAGCAAATGCAAACAATTCATTCAGTGGAGTGCCGATCTTTGTCTCTGCCTCCGATCCACATTTGCCATTTGCAATATTGACAACATAGCACTTACGCTTATCTGCTGCTTTCTGGCTGTCAGTTTGCGGTTTACCTTTACCTCTCTCTTCCTGCGATCCTGCAGTTCCAGTTCCACCTCCTCCGCCACCGCCAAATGGAACGACTGGTAATGATATTGGACCAGCACCTCCTGTAGATCCAGTTCCACCAGGCAGGGATCCAGAATCTCCATGCTTTTTCTTATCATAGTTTGGAGAAACAATAGGTTTGAATCCTTCTTCTGCAGATTCTTGACCGTAGGTTCCTAAGTGGTTATCACCGATTGTTCCTAAGACAATAGGAATTTGAGCCGCGGCTCCATCCATAAAGAATCCAACTACCCAAGCACCTTTCTCCAATTGGTGAACACTACCAATACCATTTGTCTGAGGAGAAGTTGCAGGCATCATAACAGATGCCCAGGGAAGATCATCAGTCTTTAAAGTTTTCTTGCTTTTAGTATGGTATCCAAGAATTCTGACTTGAACTTTACCAGTTTCATCCTTATTCTTTCCAGATCCGTTGTTTTCAACCTGACCCATCCACCAGTTGAAACCATCTTTACCGATAAAGTTAGCTGTCGCTTCTAAAAGTGCCATCTTTAACCAAAAATACCTTTAAGTACGTTCTTCTTCCCGTCTTCAGTGAGGTTACCAAGACTATCACTATATAGGGTTAATTTTGTAATCATAGATCCAGTTGATGTTCTCCATTCTCTTTCTACTTTTCCGATCAAATATTTTCCACTGTCTTGAACATTAAGTTGTTTTGTTTTACCGAAGTAGCTTGCAAGCAAAACAACATCTCCAATCTCTGCATCCATTCTACCATAGTATTCAAGTTCAACTTTCTTGTTGAACAGCATTTTTCCTCTAAATGCAGATTGGAAAGCAACTCTATTTGCATCTTTGGTATATGAACCTTCCAAGAACAGAGTGCTGTCCAGAACTTTTGACATGATGCGTGTTGGAGCAGCAACAGCACTGTAATAATCTGGAAGTTCCGACTCATTCAATTTAGGAATGTCCTTATAAACCTCCAGAGCTTTGTAAGATTGATCGACTACCTTTCTAGATCCAACATCGTAAGTAATCAATCGAGCAGCATAACTTCCATAGTTGATTCCCTGCAATACATCACTAGTTTGTGTTGCATTTATCTTATCAACTTGAATTAAACTTCTATCTTCTTTAAGTTCATCCTCTCCAAAACTACCACCGACAACTACTCTGAATTTCGCTTCTTGCTTAACTAAGCTATCGATTGCTTTCCAGTTGTATCCAGTCTGATTCTCATAGAATAAAAACCCAGCAGTAGCAGATGTACCACTCTTCTTTGTGTAAATTGACTTATCAGACATAAACTGTATGATAGTAAATGGATTCCAGAAATTAGTGATAAAACTGAGTCTGTTACTTGCTTTATCAGCATTTAAAGGATATTGACTTTGTAGTATATCCCTTATCAAATACTCTACAACTTCTGTTGGAGTTTTGTTTTTGATTGGTACAGATAATTTGGCAGCTGTATTATTGATAAAATCTGGACTAACAAGATGCAAAGTTGCTTTTGATTTAGATCCATCAATAATCATCTTATCAGTAACACAGTAAACAACCATGTTAAGTTCGATAAAATTTGCGTCCTTTGTATTTTGATTGTCAAAGAACTTAAGTTGTACTGGTTCAAATCCAAAAATTTTCGACAGCACACCAGTCTCTGTATCAGTGAGTTCTACAGATACCCTAAGATTTGATGATTGAATATCTTCGAAGTAGTTCAATCGCAACAAGTGACTATCACCAAAGGACTTCTTTTCCCCCTCGATTGTGATATTCAAATAACCTAGTTTAAAATTAGACTTACTCATGCGAATTGACTTGTCCTAGCGTAAACATCAAAAAATGGACTGACAGATAATTCAACTTCGGCATCTGATTCAGTATCATAGGATGGAGAAGAAGTTGCTGCACTTGGAGACGATATTTGTGTTGCCTGAGCAAAAGATTGGACTTCGAATTTTGTTTTCTCTTCTTGGCTAGCGATAATATCCATTTCCAATTGATTAGTAAGATCGAGCAAATCTGGATTTCTATCAGCTATACTAGAGACATTCTCTGTAAAAGATGGATTATTATATAGAGAAACAATCTTAGATATAAACTCTGGAGCATTTGTTCCAAATGAATTGGAACTCATATTTTGAAGCCCGAATCCAAGAGAAGTATTAAAAGATGAAGACTTCATCATGTCTCCACCAAATGACATCGATGGATTGAAAGTAAAGCTCGACTTTAAGGAATCTGGTGCTCTGGATACTTCAGATAGTATTCCACCTCCAGTACCACTTATTACTCCACCATTTCCAAAAACATTTTGAAAAGAACCAGGTCCATATTGTCTTGTAGAGGGGGGTTGTCCAGTATTACTAGTAGCTGATTGTGCCATGGATCCTGGAGTTCCAGTCAATTGTTGACCATTAGCTCCAGTTACTAGTGGTGCGGCGGGGGATCCAGCAGGACTTGCCGTACCAGAAGTAGTTTGATTATTGTTTATATTTGTTGTAGTCTGGTTACCACCCCTTAGAGATAATTGAGATGATGAAGATGGGGCATTCTGTAATTGTGGTTTTGGAAGACCGAATACATTAGAGAGATAATTGATATTTTGAGATACTGCGTCTTGTTGCTCTTTAGTATGAATTGGTAATGATGACATCAAGTCCATCAATCCAGAGGCAACAGATCTAAGTGGCAAAGCAACTGCACTTGCAAGAGCTTTCTTCAGAGATCCATCAATATCTAATGATTCATCGAGTTTTTCTGAGATGTTTTTACTATAATCAGTAAATCCTGCTTCCTTTAAAGATTCTACCTGACTTCCACCTGGAGCTGCTCCTGCAGGAGCTGCAGACACAGATGGAACTGGTGGCATTAATGCTGACGTTCCACTAATTAATCCACCAGTTGCTTGTCTAGTAGTTGAAGGATTGGATCCACCACCTCCACCTCCTGAAGGAGTTGATCCACCACCTCTAGCTCTATTGATTGCATTATCAATCCACCTTTGCCAGTTCTTCTCCTCATCTGCTGATCTAACTTTCTTATCTTTAGCATCTCTAGCAGCTCTTTCTGCTGCTCCCATTATACCAGGAGTTATGGGATCAAGATCAACATCTCTAAGATCTCCTGGATTTAAGAAGTTGCTAAACCTCTTAAACGTAGATGCTTCTTGATAAACATCAGTTTGATCTAAGTTTACGTTAGATACAGTTGTCCTATCATCTCTACGATCTGCTTCTGCAATATCCTGCAGTCTCTCAGCAAGCAAAAAGTCTTTGTAGATATCATCACCAAAATAAAAATTGATAAGGGCATTCCTATCTTCAACCAACTTTTTAACGTTGGATAAAGTTTCATTTACATCAGCAATAGTCGGAAATGCAATCTCTGCCATTTACTTTTTCTTTGATCCTTTATTAAATGGACTTATCACAACTGATCCACCACCACGAAGATTTCTTCTTCTAACTGGCATAGGAACAACTTGAGAACTCCCTCTAACTGGTACAGGGACAACTACACTTCTATTTAACCTACTTCTTTGAAGGTTTCTTTCTTGTCTGCCACCGCCAGGTCTATAAACTGGTTTTTGAGTTTTGCCCATATCATATGCAACCTGAGCTCCAAGACCAACCCACCCGAACGGACCAGGAAGTGCAGATATAGCACCTAAAGCTGCTCCGCCATAATCACCCTTTCTAATTCTATCTTGAACGTCGTATACTGCAGCAGCAATTCCAAGAAAAGGAATTGCTCTACCAAACTTAGCGAGAATGGGACTAGTCTTAGAACTAATTTCAGCTAACTTTTTAAGAGCTTCAACATCTGCCGCCTTTGATAAATCATATACAATTTTTCTACCCTGAGCAGCAGATTGACTGAACAATCTCTGAACATCACTGGTCCTAACAAACTGTTCGATACCCTTGGTAGGATCAAATCCCCTACTAATTCTACTTCCAAAGAAGTTTTTAAGTCCTCTTGCTCCCTGAGCGCGAGGAAGAACAATTACTGTTCCATTCTTACCAGCATACTTTATCGATGTCATCAGATCTGGTGTAAAATATTGACCAGCGTAGTTTGCACCTGCCAGTTTTTTAAATATATCTGGTTTCCATTTTTGCCAGAAAAGTTTTGTGATTTGTTGATCTGCAAAATCAGCTAATTTTCTTCCCTTGAAGATTCTTCCAAAGATAGTCTTTGGATTCGATGGTCCAGATCCAGTAAAATCAGCACTAAATTCAACACCCTCACCGAGACCTTTGAACATAAGATCTGTCTTAAATCTCAATTCATCAGTCACAGACATCAAGAATCTAGCCATTAATCCAGGCAGATTGAATGATCCTGTTTTACTTTGTTCCTCCCAGTATTGTCTAGTAGATTCTCTTTCTGACTCTGGTATTAAACCACTATTCAATATCATTTGCTGATACTGAGAATTGGACATAGATATAAATTCAGTCAATCCCCCTTGACCACTACCAGGTCCACCAGTTCCGACATATGGAACCAGAGATCTCCACCTTGGATAAGGGGAAGTTGTGTTAGGACTCAGAAAATCTAAACTGGTGTGAGGACCAGTCAAACTACCAACTTCAGATCTCGGATGAGATTTTGTTCCCATCAATCCAAGAACCTGACCTCTTTGTACTGTGTCTCCAGGTCTTACATATTTGTTTACTTCAGAACTTGGAAAGTGAGCATAAAGTTGATCAAATTGCTCATTTGGATATTGTGGGTGAGAACCTCTAATTATGACATAGTTACCATAACCAGATCCCATTTCACGATCACCACCAACTCTATTTGGATTATATTGATACCCCCATTCAATAACTCTACCTGGGAATACGACTAAGTTATAATGTCCATCTGGAGTAAAGTCTACACCAGGTTCACCAGTAGCATCAATTCTAACCCCACCAGGAATGTTTAATGGTGCAAATTGTGGTGCCTCTTGAGGTTGTTCAGATGCTTCTCCAGCAGTTCCAGCTGAACCAGGTCTTCTTTTAATTTCTTTGTGGGATGCTACTTGTTGTAATTTTTGCTGGAATCCCTCAACATTAAAAGCTTCCATACTTCCAGCAGCTCTTCCAACTCCCTCTGGTTGGGATATTCTATCCATTCCAAAGGTTCTTGCGAGTTGTGTAATATCATTCAAAACTCTAGAGGAAGATCTTCCATGTGGTAAAGCATAAGCAACAGAATAAGTTGCTCCAAGCAATACAGATCCGATCTCTCGATAAATTGATCGAGTGATCTCTGGCATCTGACTCACTCTAGCAACAAGCTCATCTCCTTTTCTACTTGCACGTTCACCGATTAATGCCCTTCCTGGTCCACTTGGAACACCACCTTTTGCATTTAAGGTTACACCATATTTCCTGTCAGTTTCCTCAATCTGTTTCTCTAATTCTCTAAGAGATTTTGCTTCAGTGGTGTTGATTGGCGATCCATCTGCATTTAAATCTGCTGTTAAATTTATAGTCTGTCCAGGTATGGTTAAAGGTATTTCTTCCTCTTTAAGTTCTCCCAGTGCTTTCAAAATAATAGCCGCTGGAACAAATGGAGCGCCAGTCAACTGAAGAACAGGATATATAAGTTTTTCGTCCTTTGCCTCTAATCTCAGTTCATTTAAACGTTTTTTATACTCTGCCTTATCTTTAGTTTTAAGATCTAAAAGTTGGTTAGCTCTTTCTTCTGCTTTTTTGTTCTCAAATTCTTGTAAAGCCTGACCCCCAAGGATAGCAGCCAATCCAATTTTGTTTCCAGTTGGTAAACCAGATCTAATATTGACTGTTGGTTTTGTTGTAGCAGTTCTTGGAGAACGGACAATCTTATTTGCAGGAACCTGAGGTGGTTTTGGAACAAATGGTTGCTTCGGACGAATCGTAGGTGGTTGTTGCCCTGGTGGTTTTACTTGTGGGGCAGTTGCTGGAACCTGAGCAGCCTTTGGAGTCTGTTTAGTTTTTGGTGCTCCACTCAAAGCAAGAGGAACATTAACTGGAGTCTGAGCTGGTTGTGCAACCTGCTCCTGTGCCTCTGCTTGACGAACTGGTTGATTTACTCTTACTGGAGTTTTAGTTCTTCCCCTTTGATTTCTTCTAGGTCTAAGATCAACTTTTACTTCTGCCTCTTCCTTTGGAACAGGTATCTTTCCAATTACAATTCTGTTATGAACGTATTTCTTACCAAGGAAGAATTTTGGTCTAGTTCTTAAGTAATCAAAATACTTAAGTTCAGTCTTTAAATACCCCTCCATCGACTTTGCGAAGTTATCGCAAGTCTCTTCAAGAGTTTGTAGATCAATAGCGTACTTCTTATCCATATTACGTTATTGCAAACCCCTCTGATGAATTGCGTACACCCCTACCAAATGGATCAAAATAATCGAAGTCATCTTCTTCTTTAGAATTTGACATCGGCACATAAGTTACAGATCCAGGTATATAAACTGGAGCATAAGCGACAGTAACATTTTCTTCTGGTCTTTTTGAGGGAGTAAGAGATCTTGATTGCTCGTTTCCTCTCAGATCCATAGTTTTATCCCACCCAGGGGTACTCGTTTGTTTCATCGTTTCTCTGAGTGTATCATAATATTGTTGCTGTTTTATAGATGTATCAACTGCACTTTCAACGATACCTCTATACTGAGATCCACCTGGCATATTGACCACATCTCTAGCATTTTGAATAGCTTGGTTCAATCTTGGATTAGAAGATCTCTGAGCATCTCCTTGTGGAGATACAGTTTTTGTTGCTTGTGCATCAAATTGCCCTTGTGGACCTTGATACCATCTAGATGTTGGTATTAATTTTCTAGCACTTCTTTGGTTGAATCTATTGATATCTTCTTGAGTATATGTCTTCTTCGTCTCTCCAATATCAATTCCTAATAGTTTTTGTTTGACTGTTCCTTGTCCAACAAATTCAGTTCCTCTAGGAGCTATGACATTACCAGTATTAGGTAAGAATCTAGAAAGCATTTCCAGCCATCCACCACCTTGCCCTGGTGGACGAGCAGCTGCTACAAGATTACTAAAGCTTGGTGGTATTCCTGCTGGTCCTGGATTTGTTCTTCCGTATGAGATAGAACCTGGACCAACATACCATCCAAATAAATGCCCATGTCTAGTTCTATCTGCTATTCCCCCAGGATAAATGTTTGCTGCAGAAGGAACGGCAAAGTCAGTTCTTCCTCCAACAAAGTTAGCAGCATCTGCCTGCAACTGAGGATTTGTAATATTTGCTGCTGCTTCATCGACATATTGTGTCGCTGTAGCAATTCCCTTTCCTTTATGAGATGCCACAGCAGCAATAGCAGTATCCCTATCTCCAATAGCTCTCCACAAATTCTGATCAGATTCTCTGACTGGTTGAAACTGCCCTGGAGATAAAACAGCTTCTTTTATAGTTTTGACACTATACACTCCAGATGCAACTCTGTTATACACAACCTGCGCTACGTCTGCTTCTCCTTGAGGAGTTACTCCTTCCAAAGATGCAATAGCTGCTAAGGTCCAAAAGTCTGCACTATCACCCTGTATAACTGGACCTGGGGGAGGAGTTGGTTGTTGTAAAAATGGCAGGGGTATGTTTAACGTCTCAATAAAATTAGCAATACCCAATTGAGATTTATCGAGTTTTGCCAACATTCCAGCTCCCCCTGGAATTGGACTAGGCATTTTGGTTGAACCAAACGTTCTTCTCAACGACTGGAATCCAAGAAGAACAGATGCAGTTGATTCTCCAGCTGGCAAATACTCAAGAAGAGAGTCCGTTACACCAACCATCAAAGATCCAACCATGCCAAAAGAATCTTTGATAATATCACCGATTTGTGGTGCTGGAATAATTATTGTTGGTTCACCAGATGGATTAATTCTGGTCAGAACTGGTTTTTTAACAAATCCACCTTCAGGATAAGAAACTAAAGTTCCTGGTGTCGTTCCACCTTTTGCAAGTGCAAATTCTCTTCCAAATAAAATAGAGAATGCAAAACCTAAATCATCTAAAACTGAAACAGTCGTCTCGGCACCTTGCTGCAATCCTGCAGCAAATTGCTGCAATCCTGCAGCAAATCCTGGTTCCAAGTCTCGTAACCTAGGAATAGGAATCTGCGGAGGAAAAGAAGGTCCCTGTTGTGGTTGTGGAGCTGGTGCAGGAGCAGGTGCGGGAGCTGGAGCGGGTGCTGGAACTGGTGCAGTGACTGGTTGCTGCTGTGGTTGCTTCTGTCTACCTCTACCTCTTCTAAATGAAGGAATTCCACCAGAAGGTTCCTCTGCTACTTCTACCTCTGGAAGTGTT